ATCTCGGCCAAACCTAAAGATGGCTTTGAGATTACAGATACCGAAAAAGATTTCTTCTTACAGAATGTTCTAAAACCAATTAGTGTGATGACTGTTACACCACAAATTGTTGACGTTGACTATAATTACTTAAAAATGATTTCTACAGTATATTATGACCCAACTAAAACAATTTTGGATTTGAATACATTAAGAACTAAGGTTAGAACATCAATTTTAGATTTTTGTAATACTAATCTAAATTCTTTTAATGCATACTTTAGGTCTTCTGCTTTAAAAACGGCAATTGACTCTTGTGACATTTCTGTCATTTCAAACGAGTTGGAAGTTTTTATTGCCAAGAAATTTAGACCAGACCTTATAACAACATCAAATTATATTTTAGATTTTGGTGTTGAACTGCAACGTGGTACAACAAACGATAACTTCTATACAAGTCCAAACTTCACAGTATTGGATGAAAACGGAATTACAAGGTCAGCGTTTATTGAAGAAGTTCCATCATCATTTACTGGTGTTGAATCAATTACTGTTACCAATCCAGGTATTAATTATACATCTACACCAACCGTTGCAATTCTAGGTGACGGTCAAGGCGCCAAGGCAGAAGCCACAATTATCAATGGTCGTTTGTCATATATTACAGTTACAAATCCAGGTGTTGGTTATACGACTGCTGCAATTGTAATTACTGGAGGTGGCGGAACATTAGCCACTGGATCTGCTGTGCTTGAGAATAGATATGGTCAATTACGCATTGCTTACTTCAGACCAGATGAAACATCGAATCAGAGTGTTAAATCAATTCTTAATTACCAAAACAACAATGGTGTCATGGGTCAAATTGACTACACCAAAGGTAAAATTTACATTAACAATTTTAATCCTCTATCTGTAGCCAACGATTTTGATGAGTTGTCTGTACACATTCGTCCATCTAAATCAGTTATTCACTCAGAGAAAAATAAATTATTAACGTTTGATGTTAATGATTCTACTACAATTGTTATCAACATAGTACCAATAAAATAATGTCAGACGTAATTCTATCAAGTATAGTAGAAAGTCAACTTCCTGAATTTATTAGGGAAGAACATCAACTTTTTGCAACATTTATTAAACGATACTATGAGTGGTTGGAAAAGAACGGAAACATTGTTTTGGAGTCCAAAAAATTGGATGATGCCAAAGATGTTGACTTGGCTGACAACGTTTATATTGAACAAATTAGAAAAGAGATTGCACCATTCTTTCCAAAAGAACTGTTGCTCGACAAGGCTAAGTTTTTAAAGATCGTTGGTGAATTTTATCGTTCAAAAGGTACACCAGAGTCTGTTAAGTTTCTTTTCCGTGTATTATACAATGAAGAAATAACAATCAGTTATCCAAAAGAACAGGTGTTGCGTACATCTGATGGTAAATGGGTTCTTCCACTAGCCTTGCGTGTAACCGACAATGATGTAAATATTTTAGAAATTGAAAAAACAAAAATTATAGGTCAAACATCTAAAGCATCTGCAATCGTTGAGAAGGCAATAAAATCTGTTGACCGACAGTTGGGCATTGAATATGTTGAGTTATATATCTCCAACATCACAAAATTATTCACTACTGGTGAAACGATTAGAACACACGTTACTGGGAATACACAAATTGAAGTTACAGCAACTTTGATTGGTTCTCTATCAGAAATTAAAATTGATCCAATAAATCGTGGATTGTATTACAATGGATATGATCCAGATTTAGGTTACGATGGTGATCCTGTTACAATTATTGGTGGTTTAAATCCACAATCTGCCAATCCGGTTGGTGCCTTAGCTACAGTTGGTACTGTTCTAAAAGGTTCTGTTAAAAATATTATTACTAGAAATGGTGGTTTTGGTTTTAGATATGATTCGGTTGCACCAAACTCAACGATTATTGACTTCAAAGGTGGTTTTGCCGGTGGACTTTTGGGTTCAGAAGCCAAGGCATTCATTTCGTTACTTGATGAAAATTATACACGAAATGTTAATGTTTCTGATGTTACAATTGAAACTGTTTATTCACAGTCAATTAATCAATGGGATAATACATCTAATACAAAAACAATTGGCCAAGTTACAACATATCAAGATTTAGGTTTGTATAGTATTGCTTATGTTGACATTCTGTCATCTGGCGGTGGTTACAGACAAAAACCTGAAGTTGATATTTCCAGTATGTATTTGGAAGACGTTGATGATTTATTGGTTATCACATCATGTACTGCCGTTCAAGGCAGTCGCATACTTAGAGATTCTTCACAAGATTTAACAGACACTTTTGAAGTTGGTGAAAGAGTCAAATTGTTTTTAAAGAATCGTTTTGAAGAAATACGAACAGTTACTGCAGTAACATCCGAAACAATTACGTTAGATGTTCCATTTGAAAACAACATTGATAACTTGATGGTTTATAAACTATTGAGAAAAAATCTTGATGCGTTAGGTTCTTTAGGTCGTATTGAAATTTTAAATGGTGGCCAAAATTATAACGTAGGTGAATATTTAATATTCTCATCGACTGGTGGCCGTGGACTTGGTGCAAACGCACAAATTATCGAAGTTCACACCGCAAACAATGGTGTTAAATCAGTAGAATTCAACGAAAGAAGTATTGGTGCTTTAACTGGTGTAACAATTTCCACAGGTGGCACTGGTTATGGTGTAGGTAACACATTTACTGCTACGGGTGGAACTGGAACTTCTGCGGTGCTAACTGTTTTGGCTGTTAATGGTAGTGGTAATGTTACTTCAGTTAATGTTTCAAATTCTGGCAAATACATCACAAGTCCAACTACAACATTAAATCCATTTACATCAAACACTGGTTCTGGTTCTGGATTTAGAGCTAACTTAACAATTAGTTATGCACCAGAGTATATTCGTGGTGGTGAAGGTTATGATGCAGAACATTTACCAACAATAACTGTTAACACTGCATTTGGTACAGGTGCAACATTAATTGCCAAAGAAATTCTTGGTGATGGTGAAGAACTCGAATTGTCAACAACTAGAATTGGATCTATTTCAACATTACGTGTTGTAAGTTATGGTTATGATTACATCTCTGCACCACAAATTTCATTACGTAATGCAGACTTAGTTGTTTCGAATGTAACACAAGGCCAAATTTTTGTTGCAAATACAAAAATCTATCAAGGTGCATCAAACACAAATACAACTTGGACAGCTTTTGTTGATAGATACGTCACATCAAACAACCATATGAGAATTTATAATTACCGTGGTGCTTTCAATGTTGCATCACAAATTATATCTGATGATAATACAGTTTCTGCGAATGTTGTAAATGTATCTTACTATGGTGACGGCAAAGCAAAGGCAACAGCTGGGTTTGAAAATGGTTTGATTCGTTATCCTGGTATTTATTTGAATGAAGATGGTCAACTGAGTGCTGATAAGAAATTACAAGATTCTAAGAAATATCACAATTTCTCTTATGTAATCAATACCGAAAATGATTATGTTAAATTTAAGAAAGCCTTGAATGATGTTGTTCACCCTGTTGGAACAAAAACATTTGTTACTAGAGTTAGTGCCAATCCAAAAAATGCTGCCAGACCAAACAGCACAATCAAAATAATTTCTGTGCAGACTTTATCGAACACATTCAATGTAGCCAATGGTTCAAACAATATGGTTGCAACTGGTGCTTCACCTAATCTGGCATCTGTCATTTCTGTTGGTGATTATGTGACACTGAGAAATGTTGAACGTAGAATTAGTGGTACTGTAAATGTAGGTGTATCTTCCAATGTTGTTGTTGGTACTTCCACGAACTTCATTAACGATGTTCAGGCCAATGATGTTATTAAACTATCAACCGGAAACACATCAACTGTAACTGAAGTCATAAACGCAAATACAATTTATACATATACTAATTTTGGCATATCAAATAATAATGCAACAATTAGTATCTTGTTCAATGACACAAAACAAGTCACATTTGTCAACGCAAATACAATTTTGGTAAGTACCAAATTTACAACAAATTCTACCTATGTGACAACATCTCACCAAAAACTTGAATAAATAAAGACATGTCTTCAATAATTACTAAAAACTTCTCAACCGAGTTAGCTCAGGATTTCACCTATCTATTTGATATTGGTGCGAATGATTATTTACCTCAAATCAGAAAGAGTTATGTTTTTGCAATGTTGGGTAAACAAATTCCTTGGAACGCAGGAACTGAGGTTGTTCCAACACCAACAGAAACTATTCCTTCTTTCGTGCAATGTTGGGACAATGCTATTGTTGCAAAAAGAATGTCGTTAAATGATATATCTTATGTTGTTCCAAGAAGAAACTGGACATTAAATACCATATACTATGCTTATGATTCTGGTAATGCAAACTTTTACGTATTGAACAGTAAAGACCAAATCTTCAAGTGTTTAGATAACAACAGTAATGCAAACTCTACTGATGAACCACAACTATTTTTATCTTCAACTTCATTAGAAGAACCTTACTTCCAAACTACTGATGGTTATAAGTGGAAATATATGTACACTTTGAACACATCACAAAAAGAACGATTTTTAACAGCAGATTGGATGCCAGTTACATACAATAAGTTTGTACGTGCAGCTGCTTTGGACCGAAGTATTGATATTGTAAAAGTTACCAACAGTGGTAACAATTATGTCGATGGTTCAACACAATCAATTATTTCAGTTGATGGTGATGGCACTGGTGCTGTATTGAAAGCAAACGTATCAAATGGCCGCATTCAAAATGTAATTGTGCAAAGTCGTGGTTTAAACTACACAAAAGCAAATGTAATATTTACCGATATTACTGGTGGTAATGGTGCTGGTGCTGCAGCCACAATTTCTCTTGCTCCACAAAACGGCCACGGTTATGATCCAGTCGAAGAACTAACAGCAAACACTGTTATGTTGAATATTGATTTTGACGGCAGTGAATCTGGTGATTTTCCAGCAGAAAATGAATTTAGACAAATTTCATTGGTTAAGAACCCTTACGTTTTCAATACATCAACGCTGGCATCTGGTCTACTATATAATGTATACACAAAAATTAATGTGTCACCAGGTATTGGTGACTTCAACAATGATGAGTATGTTTATCAAGGCGATTCACTAGATACTGCCACATTCTCAGCGCAAGTTATTTCGTTTGATGAACTTACGAATAACTTATTTTTAAATAATATATTGGGAACATTTCAGCCAAACGTCACAATCAAAGGTAATTTGAGTGGTGCGATTCGAGTTGGTGTTTCAAAAGCAGATCCGGAATTACATTTGTATTCCGGTAAAACATTAATGATTATCAATCAGTTACCTTTAACTAGGGATCCTGACCAAACCGACCGAATTAAATTTATATTGAGTTTCTAACGAGGAATACATGACAACTCTTTTCAACTACGACCCATATTTCGATGACTTCGATGAAGACAAGAACTTCATGCGTGTCTTATTCCGACCTGGATATGCAGTCCAAGCCAGAGAATTAACTCAAGCTCAAACAATCCTCGCAAACCAGATTGAAAAATTTGGTAACCATATCTTTAAGAGTGGTAGTCCAATCACTGGTGGTAAAATCTCACTTGATGACCGAGCATACTATATTCAATTAGATACACAATATAATGGTGAAGATGTTGTGTTGGAAAACTGGTTGAATAAAACTATTATTGGTTATAACACAACTAAAATTGTACGTGCAAAAGTTATTGCAATTGACAATACCACAACAAATCCTATCTTGGTCGTTAAGTATTTGAGTGGTGAGAAGTTTGTTGAAGCTGATGAGATAAAAATTTATGGTCAAAACATCTTTGCTCAAGCTAAAGCATTGGATGCTGTTGGTCGTTCATATGTTGCCAGTATCCAAGAAGGTATATATTACTTCAAAGGTCAATTTGTAAAAGTACTGCCTGAGTTCTTGGTACTTGAGACATTCTATCGTTTAGGTTATGATACATCTACAATTAATGTATTGCCATCATATAAAATTGGTATTGAATTTGACCAAGAAATCTATGATGAAATTGATGATTCTTCGTTGTTGGATCCTGCACAAGGATCATTTAACTATCAAGCTCCAGGTGCAACACGTTCAAAACTCATCACACGATTATCAAAACGCACATTAGATTCTGCTGATGAATCTGCGTTCTTTGAAGTTGTTCGTGTTGTTGATGGTGTTAAAA